AGGAGGTTAAGTTATGAATAAAGAGATAGAGGATAAGATCAAGGCCGGGATTATCGCAGCAGCGCCAGATAAAGAGAGCGCAGCGATAGCTAAGTCTATGATTGATAATGGCAAGATAATTATATTAAGCTAATTGGTGGTTTACTAGGTTAGCCTATTGGTATACGGTAGACTAACTTAGTATCCTACTAGCAATAGCGGGAGAGGGAGAGAGCGAACGCTCACTCTTAACATAAGAGAAGGAGAGAGAGTATGGCTATAGCTTGCGAATTGCAAGACTTAGAAGTGCTTATGAATAAAGCCGGTGTGCAATTAACCGGTAATGCTTACGATACGGCGCAGGATTATCTACAAGATAATTGTGCGTGTGCTACTTACCAATATCTACTAGGTTATAAGGCGGCTATCTAATGGCTACCCATAATCACAATTTTTTAGCTACCGATATTCCCGGCGTATGCCTATGCAAGTGCGGGGTAGAGAGATACTACTCTCGTGAGCTGCAAGACTACGTAATAGTAGGAGCCGGCGTATGAATACTATGCAAGATCTAATAGATCTAATCAAACCAATACTACCTAATGCGTTAATCATAGACACCGATGAAGGTGTCCTGATTGAAACCGGCCTAGAGTTAGATCTAGGTGGCTTACTACAAACAATAGAGAGAGAGGGAGAGTAATGAGCAAGATCAAGAGATACTTAGAGGACCTATCTCAAGAGTCTTATAGCTGGCAAGATATGGCTAACCTTAATCACGACACTCAAGTAGAGATATTTGGGTGGTGTGCTTGTGAGGAGCAGGAGCAATTCCCATACGATAATTGCCCTAAAACGGGGAAGGGAGAGTAATGAACCAGACTTTATGCGGTGAGTGCTTGATCCCAATATCAGAGTGTGCTCATAAGTTGTACTTATTAGATGAATTAGAGAGAGACGCCACCCGGCTGATCCAACTAGCAAAAGAGAGAGAGGAACTAAGCAAATGAATATCTGCCAATTCTGCGGATGGGAAGTGAGGCAACTTGATTGGTATAACTTCTATAATCAGAAGCCTATCTGTGATGACTGCAATATGGATATGTCCCTAGAGAGAGAGAAGGAGAGTGCAATATGAAAGTGAAAGACGTATTAGAAGCGCTAAAAGATCTACCGTTAGAAGCTGACTTGGCTATCCAATGGTATACAAAGGATGATGTAGAACTTAACTTACAAAGGAAGATCACGAGAGAGGTTTGGGAAAATGTCTGTGAGTATGCTTGCGGTGAGCCTGATATGAGCGACTTCTCTATCCCATACCTATTAGAGAAGATGGAGAGAGAAGATGGGTAATATAGTAGAGTTATTTAACGATCAAAAGCGTATTACCTTCTATGAGGTGGCAGATAGCCAGGACATAGCCATATGGGGTGGAGAAAGCCCCATAGAGGCTTTAAAATGGTACCGGAATAGCCCTAAGGATAGTAAAATAATGGTATCTGAGTGGCTAACGACAGAGGAAGATGCTGCACCTATAATTGATGGTGTAGAGATAACCCCAATAGTACTTGCTACAATAGCTGATTGCATAGAGAGATGGAGTTAATGAAGAATACACAAAGAGTTAAAGCTGCAGCAGATCAGGCAGTTCGCCAGCGCAATTACCGAAGAGCGAGGGAGAGAGCGTTGACGAGGTTAGCTAATGACTACCCGGATCTATACCGTTCTTATCTAGAAGAGGAGAAGATGGCTGATGAAAAAATGGGTAAGAAATGGCTTGATCTTGATGGCAACACTAGGATTACTAACGCAAGGTCATAATCAATTATTTACACCGCCAATAGGGAGGATCCCTGATGGTGTTATATCAAACAGGAAGGCAACACAAGATGAGAAGAACCATAACAAGAAGCTCGCAAAAGACTACGCTCAGGCTGGTTTCGGGTGGCAAGGAAGAGAGTGGGAGTGCCTCCTCTCCCTTTGGACCGCTGAAAGTCGGTTTGATAACTATGCAAAAAACCAAAGAGGATCAAGTGCTTACGGAATTGCTCAACTCCTTGGAGAGAGAGATAGCAGAGCTGAGTATCAAATCTTGCGAGGTCTTAAATACATTGATAAGAGATACCAAACCCCTTGTAAAGCATACAAGTTCTTTCTCAAGCACAACTATTATTAATGAATATGAAAGGATCTTGTAATGGAATTATCATTTGAAGATGAATGGATTTCCTTAGAAAGGAATACAATACCTTTATCATCAGTTGTTGATGAAGATTTAATAACTATAGAAGCTTGTTCTGTATTTGATTATAAAGAAAATTTAAAAACAGAATTTTATTCTTGGTTAAAACCTAATTTACCCGATCAATTTAAAATTGGTTTAATTATTGGCGGATCAGGTTCAGGTAAATCCACTTTGTTAAAAGAGTTTGGAAAAGAATTTACCCATACTTGGCTGCCTAATAAATCAATGTTATCCCATTTTGAAAGTACTAAAGATGCTACTGAAAAAATGTATGCAGTAGGATTAAGTTCAGTTCCAACTTGGGTAAAGCCTTACGATGTTCTTTCAAATGGGGAAAAATTTAGAGTTGATTTGGCAAGATCATTGCAAAATGATGCAATTATTGATGAGTATACGAGCGTAGTAGATCGCAATGTCGCTGTATCAGCTAGTAAAACAATAAACAAATATATTCATTCATCTGATTTACATAATATTGTTTTTGCTTCTTGCCATAGAGATATTATTCCATTCTTGAAGCCTGATTGGATTATTGATTTGGATGCAGGAATGTATGTACTTCAACCAAGGGAGTGTCTTAGGCGACCAGCGATGGTGGTTAAAATTTACGAAGTTAAAAGATCCCTGTGGAACTATTTTATGGGACACCACTACCTTACAACAAGCCTTCATCCGTTTGCCCGTTGCTACATCGCCTGCTTGGAAAACCAAATAGTAAGTTTTGCATCTGCAATTCCTTTTCCAAATAGATATTTAAAAAAAGCCTGGAGAGAGCATAGAACAGTAACTCTTCCAGATTTTCAGGGTTTAGGAATAGGTGTTAGATTATCAGATTGGTTAGCTGAGGCCCATATTAAAGGTGGGTATAGGTACTTTTCAAGAACTGCTCACCCTAGAATGGGAGAGTACAGAGAAAATCATAAAAATTGGAAACCTACAACTAATAATAAAAAAATACAAAAATCCAATAAAAATCCAAATTGGAGTCATTGGAATTTTGATGATAAAAGAATTGCCTATAGCCACGAATTTATATTGGAAGAAAGTTATGATAGTATCTAAGTCTTGACCGGTTCTTAACCTTTCTCTCCGGTCATAATAAGAGAGCCTCACTACCCTTCCGAGTGGGGCTTTCTACTTTTTTCTAATCCAATACTGTGAGTTAATAACTAAAGTATCTATCTCTTCTTTATGTCGCTCAGTAAATAAGAGTATGCCAGGGCGTGGTGTCTTAGATGGTGGAAGATCTCTTCCCCAAGTGTAATCATCAAAGGCCATAACACCACCTGATTTAAGTAGCGACCAAGATAGTTCAGCATCTAGTAGCACACCAACCGTAGTGTGGTCTGCATCAATATAAATAAAATCAAATGCACCAATAAAATTATCTAACTGTCTAATCAAATACTTATGCGTATCACTGACCACAGACACAACTGGTAGATCTTTTACCTTCTCCTGATACACCTGATAGACATCGCTGAAGTCCATCTCGGCGTGGGTTTGCTCATCACTACCTTCCCAAGTATCAACATCAATTAACTTAGAACTCTTATCAGTTAAGATGTTATTACATAACCATACTGTTGCATCACCTGTGAATACACCAAGCTGTAAGAACTTTAGATTAGGTTTATCTTTGAACTCAGTAAGGTATGTTTCAAAGTTAGCCTGTGCTGTTGCAGCAAACCAATTAGGATACTCGGCCATTAGTTATCCGTTGAGTAGAAGCCTTTACCTTTAAACTGTATTAAAGGTGCTGTAAATATACGCTTTAATTCTGTGCCACATAATGAACACATAACATTTTGTGGAACTGCGGTAATAGGAAACTCTATCTCTATCTTCTCACCATCACCTGGACATTCATATTCGTAGATCAAAATAGTATCCCATCTTCTATCTTTAGAAACCCTACTAACTTAGTGCGACTAGCCTTGTTAGCAAACTCAGTTGTAATAGGTAGCCACTTATCTTCCCACTTAGGTTGAGGTATTGTAGATAAATTAAATCCCCATATCCCTTCAGGTGTAGCGTTGATATACCAAGGGACTAGAGATCTAATACCTGCTGCCATAATTAAACCCTGATACTTACTCTCTTCTATAAGTAAGTCAGGGTAGTGGGTCTTACGAGATTTTAATTCTATAAACATCTTAGCCTCTAAAGATATGCAATCCCAGTTGTCAAACTCTTCACTCTTTTCAAGATCAGAGTAGTAAAACTCTTTAAGGTAATCAAATAACTCCGGCTCTTTTAACTCCAAGGTGTCTGTCCACCTAACTTATCCTGCAATCTACGCAAGGCTGATACACATCTACGATCTGCTGTAGATGTAGCACACTCTAGGTATTGTGCTATCTGTTGCAGGGTAAAACTATCGTGGTATCTCATCTGTAGTATGGTCTTATCCTCTTGCTCTAGCTTTAGATAAGCCTTCTTAATATCTATTAGGATCGCTAGTAGGTTGCCACCTTCAGCAGGTGTTGATTGCTTACGAGGTGTGCCATCGTTGATCATCTCTTGCGCTTGTTCTAATACTGTGCCATCTACTACGGATGCAATAACAAATGGTATTAACTGAGCAATGGTTGTTGTGTCATAGAAGGCCTCATCAGTTGTCTTATACCCAGCCTTACGAGCCTTCTCTTTGCGGGCAAATCGTTCAGCCATTCGTTGCATCTGATATGCAATTCGTCTTTCATTTTGTTCACGCTTGTTAGCATCAGGTTCGTTTAATAAATCAACAAACTGTTGTCCTCTACCAATAGCCCAAAGAAAACACTCCTGCTTTATATCTGCTAGATCTACCCAACCTTTAAACTTTCTAGAGATTACATAAGATACAGATGGAACTAACTCGTATAGAGTTGGGTGTAATTCAGGTGTCATTTCTTTTGGTATAGTTCCTCAATAGTCATAACCCAAGCCTCTAGTTTTTTCTCTAGATAATCTTGCTTACGCTCTAACCTACGAAACCTTGATCGTTTAGTAAATAGATCTTTAATCTTCCAGTAAGTTAATCGCAGTCTAATGTTTGAACCTCCGGCCACTTGCCATCTAATACCATAATTGCAATAGCTGAGTAGTTAAGCAGATCCATAAAAGAATCCCGTAATGATTCATTACTAGGATTAACATTGCTATCTACTAGATTATTAATGCGAGCAACCTTGTCCCACATACGAACTCTTAACCCATTGATAGGACCACCAGGAGATCTTGCAATATTTAATGGACCGTAATCGTGGTGCTTAGCAACAAGTAAATTACCAGCAGCATCCATAACACGCCACATATCAGCAATGAACTCATCATCTACTCTCTTGTTGGAGGTGGTGCGATCTCTATTGTGTTTTTCTCGTGATTGATTTTGATGATATAGATCCCTAAGGTCGCCAACCATTCTGCTAGAACCGTCAGATCCGAGTTCTTCATACATTAGGTACTCCTATTGTCCGTTTTGTCTCTTCTATACCCTTTGCTAAGTATAAGTCATTGAGGTCCATACCAACAGGAAGCGACACGATTGAAGAGTTAAGAACTTCTTGTGCCACCATCCTAGAAAACTCTGCCCCAGGATTAGAACCATCATCCTTTAAATCATTATCACCAATAATATAAACCCTGCCATAGCCAGTAAACATCCTTGTAAAGTGTGGCTTCCAAGCAGCAACACCAGGAACTCCAACTGCTGGTATACCTAGGATTGCAGATGCAATAATAGTATCTAGCTCACCCTCACAGATTGCTATGTACTCACTACTAATAATAATATCGCTGACATTATAGAGATGACCCTTCTGCCCTAGTGGTGCTCCATACTTAGGTTTACCATCATCTAATCTTCTAAACTTAAAGCCAACACAGTGTCCAAGCACAGTCATATAAGGTATAGATAGCCAGCCCTGATAGTTCTCGTGGGTTGCAAAAGGTTCCTTAATGAAACCTAAATGGTACTGCCTTGCTATCTCCTCAGAGATCCCACGATCTGCGAGAAACTTTATTGCTTCCTCGTTTAGATCCTTGCTGTACTGCAGTGCCGCTTCCAGCGAGGATTTCAACTGCACGGTTGAGAGCATCCTTAAACCCCATATTCTCTTTAATAATAACAATGTTTACTGCGTTGCCACCTTTACCGCAAGTGTGGCAGTAATACAAATTGTCCTTTGTATTAATTACCGCACTCCTTCTACTGTCATTGTGTAGTACACATCTAACAGAACAAGCCCTACCTTCTCTTACCTCACCGCCATAGTGCGAAACTATTGCACTTATGGAGATTGCGTTTGCATCAGTGGCACCTTTGTACCGTTTCTTTTTACCCACCCTGGACCAGTCTTGTGTTGACAAGCGCAGTCTCCTTTACATTCTTTGTGTAGAACCTCAGACCTATTGTAATTGTCCTTGAGATTTTCCTGCCCTGCTGATCTGCAAACTAAACAAATCATTTCTTATCCTCCAACCATTGCGTTAGATCCTGTATAACCCAAGCCTTATCTATTCCTGCATTTCTTCTCTTGAATAGTACATAAGATAAAGGCCTATCAATACCACGATGCTTAGCGTAATTAATAGCTTCTGTTTGCGCTTCATCCCAGAACTCCTTTAGGTTCAAAGTTTTAGTATTCTTTAACTCAAAGATGTAGGTTTCACCGGCAACAATAACTACTAGATCTCCCTCATCCTCTGCTCCTGATAAGCGCAAGCGTTCAGCTACTGCGCCCATCTTTCTAAACCATTTCATTACATCCACTTCAAAGGCTGCACCCTTTTGCTTATTGTACTTGGCCGACATTTAAGGTTGCATCCCTTCTATACATTCTGCCCATTGCATCTGAATCAGATATCTGACAGACACCATAGTTAACAAATAGACCCACTCCATCAGAGCCATCTGCCATATGTGGACCAAATCTATTCTTAACTACTGCTACTTTAAGTATGCTGTTTAGTGGATCAAACCCTAAGGTAAGTATCAGTGCAGGTAATTGAGATACCTTGCCGTGAATAGCCCTACGAGCAGGTGGTTCAGTGGTCTTGCCATACTCTGATTGCTCAGAGACGTGGTGCAATACCATCACACAGGCTTCAGTCTTGCGAGCCATATCGTGGAACTCCACCATAATAGCTCGCAGACCTGCCCATTCATTATCTGATTCGGCAACCACATTCATCAGGTTATCTATAACAATCAACTCTGGTGGTATTCCATATAGTTCAACATAAGCCTTAACCTCTAACTCAATATCATCTAATGATGGTGATGAGTCAAAGACAAACTGTATGTTCTCCATATCGGAAAGATACTTATCGTAGTAATGACGGTTACTATTTAAGTTTGCTTCCACCAGTAGTTGACTGTGTCCTGATAAGTGAGAGGCTGCTCTCATCATCACAGTTGCTGTGTCAGTATCGGCTGAGAAAAACAAGGTTGGAACTTTTGCTTTAACTGCATAGATAAGAGCAAACATACTCTTACCAGCATTGGGTGCAGCAGCAACCATACATACCTGACCTCTGCGGAACTTGATCTGCTTTGCAGCAAGAGCTTTCCACACATCAGGTAATGGTGTTGCATTGGTATTGCTACCACGCCACGCCCTATTTAGATTAAGCAACGTGTTCCTCTCTCGGTAGAACTATTCCTCTACGCCTTCTGACATCTCTTCTTTGGTTAGCAGTAAGACCGCCCCAAATACCATAGCGTTCTCTATTGATACCCCACTCTGCACACTCTGCAATATGGGGACAAATCTTGCAGATGTTTACAATCGTTTTAGTATGGATCTTATCTTCAATATCCCTGTCGGGATAAAAAAATTCCATACCTACTTGAGCACAAGCTGGGTTCTCATAGTTCCAGGGAACCCGCATAACTTATCTAATCCAGACTGTATCGCACTTGTCTGTAGCACCCTTAGGTGCAGCGCACATCCAACCTTTCCAAGGACCTTTCTGTCCTACGCCTGAACGAAACGCCATTGAACCGTGCTTACAATCAGGTGCAGTTGCATCTGTTGCAGAGACAGTAGTTGCGCCTAGTGCTTTCTTAGCATAGGCAATTGCTCCACCACTTGATTGTGTGGTTGTACCAAGTGTGGTACCAGTTGATGTTACTAGTGTTGCTAGGTCAGAGATTGAAGTTAGAGATGACTCTAGTTCAGCCTGACTTGTTGCATATAAATTTACTAAAGTTCCATCAGCTAACTTGTAGTTGATTTGAAACTTAGTGCTTTCCGGTGCAGCCATTACTTACCTCCAGTATGTTTGACAGATAATCTTATTGATTCCTGTCCTTGTTTTTTTGGTACAAAGCCTAGAAGTTTCTCAACTTCTTCGGCATCTACTGATTCTCTACCACTAACGGTGCTCCAAGTAATGGATACACCACTATTAGTCTGACCAGTAAATCCTTCTAACGCTGTCTTTAATGAATCTCTTTCATTAGACAGTTCCTTTATCTTTGCATCAAGTTGTAAATATTTCAAAGCGGATGTGTCAACCTCTGGGTTGTCTATGAATATCTCACCCTCTTTGATACGTTCTTTTTTTATACCAACGCATCCCATCTCGCCGGTCTCATCAAAGTACTTGCAATAAGATTTGCAGTAACTCTGATCACGCTCAGGCTCTGGTGCATCTGCGCTCTCTTTAATAGCAGCAAGCCAGTTAAGAGCTTCCTCTGCCATCTTTGGATCATATGGTTCGCTATGAACCTTAACATCTCTTTCATCACCATCACGGGCGATGGCTACTAGATTGACAGTTTTAGGACTCCCCTTGCCTGACTTATCAAGTAAGTAGCCATACACCTGTACTTGCCAACGCTGTTGTAGCGATGGGAAGTAGGATAGATTTTTAACCTTAACGGTTTTCCAATCTACCACATCTCCTGTTGCAGGTATATATAAATCTATATGCGCTTTCATTCCATTGTACTCAACAGATGTTTCTACCCAGTACTTCTCACTCTTTGGATCAGCAACTGTAATTGCTTCTTCAATAGCAGAGTGAATAGCTGTACCCATAATGGCAGCCAACTTCATCTCATTGTCATTGGTTTCAGGTTGATCGTTAAGACGATACCAAACCTTACGGCGACAGCCACCTAACTCTGATGGACCTATCTGTGTCTGTTTAGATCTAGCCCTACCAGCATCTTTGGCTCGTAGTACTTCTAACAGTAATTCTTTTGGATCTGTCATATTGACATCCATCCTATATACCCTGCATCAGGGTTGTCTAGTAACCATTGCTGTCTCATCTTGTTCTGTTCCTCCCAGTTAGTATCGCTAGTTGCACTAGCCTTTAATCCTTCTTCATAACCTTTTTCATATGCTTCTGATAAAGCAAACTTAATTGTCTTGTGCATAACTCCTACTTAGTAAATTGTGTCTTGATACTTACAGTTCCACCACACCATATGTTGTACTGTATTGCTATATTGATTGCTTTCTTTGCAGCACTCGCTGCTTTAGCGTGAGTCTTTGTGTCATCATCTAGTGCTACTAGAGCACCCATTGCTAAAGAGCCACCTGAACCTATACCGTATAAACCTCTATCATCTCGCATATAACCGTAATCATCACTGACCTGATAGATGTTCCCATTAAAACAAACTAAAGCATCCCAACCTGAATCATCATCAGCTTTACCTTTAGGATTAGGGTCATACCCTGCATCAGTTAGAGTTTGTTTAATAGATGGTAGAACTCTGACCATCATAAAGCGATCAGGGTCTTGAGTCTTAACAACCTTTGGTGGTTGCCATAAGTTATTTAATATATCTCCAGCTAGTGCATCACCTGCAACTGCAATTAAATATTCGCCAACCTTAACAATTTTATCGTAGCCCTTAGCAACGTAAGGTCTATCTGTATAGGTGGTCATAGAGTCTGCAGCAATAACTGCCCAGCCCTTACCTTGAATACCAACAATTGCCGTCACAACTTGTCCTTCCTTTGTCTTGGATTAATTGTAGCACCGCCCGTAATAAATAGTGGGATGTAAATGCGACACGCCGTGAGTGCGATCCTTTCGGATTACTAGGTCGGAAGTGGTTATAATATGAGCCGAAGGCGAATCTTGGTACGGGCGGCGCTTTGAGCGCCGCAACGGTTCGGTACTGTATGTTCCGTCTACCAACCTTGCGAAAAAACAAGGAGAAGTTACCACCTAAATTCGGCACGGATCTGCGATCCTTAGGTCCATTACACGCCTGTCCTTGTGGTTCTAAAGTCTTCTCTATCCTAGCTACCTTTGATAACTTTGAGATCTCCTGGTATATGTTAGATGCTACTTGTGCTAACTGTGGTAATTTAATAGTTGTGCCTTGTCCGGTAGATGATCCCGCTAGGGAAATTTAGGGCATAAAAAATAAGGCCACCCCGTAAAA